CGGAGGCTTCCGGAAACCCTCTTGACGCACTGACTGTAGCGCCCGAGACGGGCAGTGCGAAAGTATATGGTGTTCTGACATCTGCAATGCAGACAGGCGTTTCCGTATCGGGCAACAAGATAACGGGTACTCTGAAATACCTAAGCGGCTCTAATGCTATTACTGACGTATGGGGCGAGGGCAACTTCCTCGTACTGAAATTCTCCGACATTGACGAGAATGCAACGTCCGTAAAGGTAGGACTTGAACCGTCGGCAGGCTCGGGGCTTGTCGAACTCCTCGGCGACCCCGACATGAACGGCGTATTTAAGATCACGAGCAAGGAACTCCAGAAGTTCAAGGTCATCAGCTCCAACGGCGCGACCTCGACAGTTCAGGAGTTTGACCTTAGTGAGCTGACTATACAGAACGCATGACAGGAGATGAGCAAATGGAGCTGGCAACGGTAAAAACGCACCTGCGCGTTGACTTTGACGATGACGATACGCTTATAGCGCTGGAAAAATCGGCGGCGGAAAAGTACGTTGAAAATGCCGTCGGGAACTACGACGACACAAACCCGCTTGCGCGGCTCCTCGTGCTCTTTCTGGTAGGCGAGATGTACAAAAACAGGCAGTACAGCATATCGGTGAACGATAAGACGGCGTACACGGTGCGGAGCATAATCGTACAGCTGCAACAGGACGAATATGAGGGTGATGACGAATGAACACCAACTATTCAGAGTTCGACCGCCGTATAACGGTCGAGAAAGCCACGGTCACGCTCGACAGCCGTCAGAACGAAGTAAAGACCTGGGAAACGTTTCACAGCTGCTACGCGGGCGTTAAGCCATACGACGAGTATGTGCAGACCGAGGAACGCCGACCCGATTATAACACAGTGACGGAGTTCAAGATACGTTACTGCGCAAAGGCTGCGGAAATCGTTCCCGAAACCTACCGCTTGCGGTACGGCGGGACTTTGCACCGCATACTCACGGCAACGGACGTAAACGGTGCGCATCAGATCATCAAGATCAAGGCGGTGATTGACAGTGGGAAAGCGCTATGACATTGAGATTGAGATCATGAAGGCGCTCACCGACTACACCGAGGAAGTCGCACAGGAGATCGAAGCGGCGGCGGACAGGAGAGCCAAAGAAGCGGTAAAAACGCTTAAACAGACCTCTCCCCGCAGTAAAGAAAGCCACCCGCACTATGCCGACGGCTGGGCGATAAAAAAGCAGAAAAGCGGCGGCAAGCTGGAAATAACTATCTACAACCGCAGAAAACCGCATTTAACGCACCTGCTGGAATACGGACACCTGAAAAAAGGCGGCACCCGCGTAAAAGGCATACCGCACATCGAGCCCGTGCAGGAGCAGTTGAACCGTGACTTCCTCACCGACTGTGAGGAAATAATCAGAAACACATAAGATAGGGGGGGGTATGTTTTGACAGTTGATGAATTTTGCGGTATCCTCGACGGATTTACACGGGTCACCGGCATACCCTGCCGGCATTATGTATACGCCGAGCCGACACCCGCGCCGTGTCTCGTCTACTACGAGATGGACGGGGAGAATGTACACGCGGATTCGATGAACGTCTATGATGACGTTTATATCCGCATAGAACTGTACGCGAAGCCGACCGACTGCGCATCGGGGGCGGCTCTTGAAGAGCTTCTGACCGCGAACGGGCTGTCCTACGACCGTGAAAGGGCGTGGGTGGACGAACGCGGCGAGGTTGTATTTTATTACGACATAACGATATAAAGGGGGATAATTCAAATGGCTGAAACCAAGGCAAAAATGAAAAAGGGCATTACCGGACTGGCTTTTGCACTGGCGACACTGACGACCGACGCACAGGGCAACCAGTCGATAACATACGGCCCGATCGAGAACCTTGTTACGACCACATCGGGCGGCAGAGAGTACAGCCTTGACCCGCGCGGCGATTCGCAGAGCGTTTATGCTGACAGCGTCAAGGTATACGGCGATACGATAAACGACGGCTATGATCTGAATGTAACGCTGCTCTCCGTGCTCGACAGAGTCGTACAGACAAAGTGGCTGAAAATGCAGCAGACTGAGGACGGCATCGCGGAGTATGCGAACGTCGGCGAAATGCCGTATTTCGCGCTGATAATCTACGAGGACACTTCCGACGGCGTAGGACAGACCAGTGTATACTACTGGTGTCAGGCATCGGGCAGACCTTCCGACGCAGGCAAGACCGCAGAGGGCGGAAACTTCGACTGGGCATTCCCCGCGATACCGCTTGCGGCAACTCCGAGACCGACCGACAAGCTTGTTCGCCTGCTGATCGACGGCAAGACAAGGCTCGTCACGCTTCCCGAAGCCGCACATCAGGCGGGTGTTGAGCTTGCAGAGCACAAGATCGCGTTAAAGGTCGATGACGAGTACACGCTTTCCGCGCTGACCTATCCCGCAAATGCAACCATTACATGGACTTCGGGCAGCTCGTCCGTCGCGACTGTAGCAGACGGTGTTATCACCACCGAGGGTGCGGGAAACACGATCATCACCGCGTCGATCACAGACAGCGGCGTGACCTATACGGACACCTGCACAGTAGTAGTTTCGGCTACATGACGATAACAGCAGCATAGGGCAAAAATAAGCCCCTGCCTTATGGGGCGGGGGCTTATGCGCTATTCGTGGGCGGCGGTATCGCGGCACAGCTCGTCAAGGGTAACGCCGAGAGCGTCGGCGAGCTTTACAGCGTTTGAGACAAGGCAGTCACCGCGCCGAATAATATCCTCAAGTGTGCGCTTTGAAATGCCCGCGGCATCGGCTAACTGCTGAACGGTCATACCCTTTGCGGTGCGTATATTTTTTATATTCATAAATTCCTCCATTTGGGAACAGCATGAAAAGCAGCCCGAAGGCTGCCTCTCTTTAAGATTTGTTATCGTTTCCGTTATCCCCTCGTGCTTCTTCCAAGAGGTCGATAACTCTCTGTACCTGACCGTTTTTCAGCATTTCAAGGATCATCGCAATCAACAGGTCAAACTCTTTACTTGTCATATACATCACCCCCTCTCTACAATTATATTATACCACGTTTTAACGTGCGTGTCAACTCTTTTCAAAAACTTTTTTATTTAATAATGCACAAAGTTTAGTGTATTATTTGTGCATGATTTCAGACCCGAAAGGAGCCAATAACATGATTACGATAGGCAAACACCCCGAAATGTCTCACGATGAATTGCAGGCATATTGGGAGTACGCGAATCAGACCTACCCCGACGAGTGCGGCACGGTGGATATCGAATTTGACGGCGAATTTGTCGATCTGACTTACAACTTCAAGGAGCGCTGTGATGTGCCGTTCCAGCGCATACGCCGCATAACGGGCTATCTCGTCGGCGACCTCGGGCGGTTCAACAACGCCAAGCGGCGCGAGGTGGACGACCGCGTGAAGCATATGGGGGTGTGAGCATGGAGAGCAGAAAGCACGACAGGGACACGCCCATGTCTCCCAAAGTCGAGCACTACTTCTACGGCGAGTATTACAAATGTCCGAGCTGCGAGCTGATAATCGCGAAGTACGACCGCGAGAAAATGAACTTCTGCTGTCGGTGCGGGCAGGCGATAGACTGGCGGGAGACTTATAAGCATGAAAAAGAGTAAGAAAAACACTCCCCGCCCTCGCTGGTATTGCCCCAAGTGCAAAATGCTTTGGGTCAACTGTGAGCCGATATGCATAATCTGCGGGATAAACGGCACGGCGCTCAACGAGAGTGCGGAGAAGATCATGAGGAAAAGGCAAAATGAAAAAAACGTATGATATTGGCGGCGGAACGATCACGCTGCGTTCGACCGTTTACACATGGTTCGCGTACAAAGCGCAGTTCGGGCATGAGCTTGCGGAAGACCTGAAAAGGGCTGTGGAGCTTGACGGACAGCGTGAAGCCGCGGGAGAGGTCGAGAGCGCGACACTCTACGGCGAGGAATGCAGGCTGTTTTTGCAGGTCTTGTGGGCTTTCGCCGACGCAGGCACCCCCGGTCTTCCTCCGTTTGACACATGGCTGAAAACGATAAAAGGCGTTGATATGCCGTCTGTCGTCAAGGTCGTGACCGAGCTGTACATAGACACCATGAAGCCCGACAAGCGCTATCGTATGCGCACGGAGGACGGAGACACGACCTCTCTGACCACCGAGGAGCTTGCGGAGATGATATACAGCACAGGGGCTGATTCAATGGCTCTGCGCGATCTGACTGTCGGTATGGCGCTGAACCTCGCACACGCGCATATCAACAGCATACGCCGTGCAAAGGGTGAGACGGTAGCCGACCCCGAAAAGCAGTACAAACAGCTCCGCGGGATACTGGACGCATACGATCGAGGCGAGATACCAGATTCATGCATCGACAAAGCGGAGCTGGAGCGAGTCCGCAAAGCCGTAAAGGAGTGGGAAGATGGCTAGAAAAATTAAGGGCATTACCGTCCAGATCGGCGGCGATACTTCGGGACTGACAAAAGCCCTTTCCTCTGCGGATAAGGCGCTGGCGACCACACAGAGGGAGCTTAACGAAGTACAAAAGGGCTTGAAGCTCGACCCCTCGAACGCCGAACTTGTGCGGCAAAAGCACGAGCTGCTTTCCGATGCCATAAAAACCACCGCTGACAAGCTCAAAGTCCTTGAAGAAAATCAGGAGAAAGCGAAACGGGCGTCTGAAGCCAATGCCGAATGGGAACGTCAGTACGCGCCCCTGAAAGCGCAGATAGACGCGGCAAGTGAGAGCCTGAAAACGCTGAAAGCCAAACAGGAAGAGGCAAGAAAAGAGTTTGAAGCCGGGAACATCAGCGCGGAAGCTTACGACAAGGTAAAAGCCGACGTAAAAGAAGCCGAAAAAGCCCTTGCCGATCTGAAAGAGCAGAAAAAACAGCTTGACGCGCAGTTTGCGGACGGACATATCACAGCCGAGGAATACCGGGAGTATCAGCGGGAAGTTGAGAACACCAGAAGCAGGCTTCAGGGCTTGCAGACGGAGCTTCGGAACACAAGCACGGTGTCCGAGGAGCAGCGCAAAAAGATATCCGAGTTCGGCGAACACGCGAAAGAGACGTTTGCAGGCGTTGTAAAAGCGGCTGCGGCGATAACTGCGGCGCTGGTAGCTATCGGCAAGCAGGCAGTCGAAACGGGTGCAGAGTTTGACAAGTCCATGTCACAGGTAGCGGCAACGATGGGCTACTCTGTGGACGAGATCAATACCGAAGGCTCGGAAGCCGCAAAAACGTTTGACAAACTCCGCGATTTTGCACAGGATATGGGCAAAAGCACGGCATTCTCGGCAAATGAAGCATCACAGGCATTAAACTATATGGCACTTGCCGGTTACGATGCGGATAAGTCTATGGCAATGCTCCCGAAAGTGCTCGATCTCGCAAGTGCGGGAAACATTGAGCTTGCAAAATCTTCCGACATGGTGACGGACGCACAATCTGCACTCGGACTGAGCGTGGAAGAGACCGAGATCATGATAGATCAAATGGCTAAGGCATCGGCACGCTCAAACACATCTGTCGAGCAGCTCGGCGATGCCATACTCACTATCGGTGCGACGGGTAAGACGGTAAAGGGCGGCACGAAAGAGCTTGCACAGACCCTCGGACTGCTTGCGGATAACGGTATCAAAGGCTCGGAGGGCGGTACAAAGCTCCGAAACATCATACTCGCACTGCAAGCACCGACTGAAAAAGCCACGAAAAAGCTTGGTGAGTTGGGTGTAAGCGCGTTTGACAGTGAGGGCAAGTTCAGGAGCTTACAGGATATCTTCTACGATTTCAACGTAGTGCTATCCGATATGAGCGAAAAAGATGCGGCTATCGCAAAGTCTACGATTTTCAACAAGCGTGATATCGCGGCTGTAAACGCACTGCTAGGCACGAGCGTTGAACGCTGGAACCAGCTCGGCGCGGAGATCGAGGACAGCGCGGGAGCGGCGCATGATATGGCTGAAACTCAGCTCGACAACCTTGCGGGTGACGTAACACTGTTCAAATCGGCGTTAGAGGGCGCAGAGATCACCATATCAGACAAGCTCACACCGAGCCTGCGGAACGCCGTGCAGTTCGGCACGGAAGCAGTCACAAGGCTTGCGGACGGGTTCGGCGAGGCGGGGCTTTCGGGAGCGGTAACGGCGGCTCACAAACTAATCGAAGAAAAGCTCGGCGAGGACGCGCAGATAATTTTCGGCATTGAGTCAGCGGCAAAGGCGGCGGCAGCGGCGTTTGTAACTTATAAGACTACAATGCTGCTTTCGGAGGGCATAACGGCTCTCAAAACGGTAAACACTCTCCTTGCAGAGGGCAAAACGCTGACCGAAGCGCTTAACGCAACAGCCGCAGTGAATCCGTATGTGCTGATAACAACTGCGGCTTTTGGTGCGGCTGCTGCTGTCAAGAAACTGATAGACATTCAGACCGACCTTATTGACGAAGCCGTAGACAGCTACGACCTCATGAGCGACAAGCAAAAGCAGGCGGTCGATAACGTCAGAAATTTGACAAAGACCGTCAGCGACAGCCGCAAAAGCTGGAACGAGAGCCGGGAAGCGGCGGAAAAGCAGGCAGAAAAGTATAAAAGGCTTGCAAACGAGCTGTACCGCCTTGATGAGCAGGAAAAGTTAAGCATTGCCGACCGTGAACGCATGAAAGCTATCGTCGGGGAACTGAACAGCTCCGTTGATGGGCTGAATATCAAGCTCGACGAGGAAACGGGGCACCTCAAAACGCAGAAATCGACCATTGACGCGCTTATATCGTCGTACAGACGGCAAGCCGAAGCACAGGCTATGCAGGCGCGTTATACGGAACTGTATTCACAGCAGATAGATGCGGAAGAAAACCTCAAAAGAGCGACCGAGGAACGTGCGGCAGGGTATCAACGGCTGAACGATATACAAACCTCGCTGAACAATGCACAGTGGGAGTATCAGAAAGCAGCCGAAGAGTACGCAAATCAAAACTTTTTAGCGCACGCGGCGGCAGAAAGTTCCGCAGAAATGGACGCAGCTGCGGCAAAAGTCGCAGAGCTTACAAAGCAGTATGAAGAACAGGAGGGTGTTGTCGGCGACCTTAACGCCGCATATGCTACGGCAAGCAGCACGGTGCGAGGCATCGGCGACGACATGACCGCCCTCGACGAGAGAGCCGCCGAAACGGGCACACATCTGCAAACAGCCGCAGACGGCGTTGAGGGTGCACTTGATGATGTTCAGGGCGCGGCAAAGCAGACAGGCGATGCCATAGTGCAGGCGTTTGATGTTGAAGCCGAGATCAACAGCGCGGTCAGCCGTGTTGAGGAGATCATCAAGGCATACGATGACAAGCTCGCGGCGCGGACGGGTACGCTTCAGAACTGGTTCGAGGTGAATGCGACAGTCAGCAAGGAAGAGGCGAATTTCAATTCACTGAATGAAGCGCTTGACAAGCAGATCACCGATATGCAGGAGTGGTCTGACGGTATCGCACGGCTCGAAAAAGAGGGTATCGACGATAACTTCCTCGACAAGCTGAAAGACGCGGGTCCCGCTTCGCTGGAGTACGTCAAAACGCTGCTGAACGTTCCGAAAGAAGACCGCAACGCCTACGCCAAGAAATGGCGGGAGGCATATGAGGGCGCGGCTAAGACCGCCGAAGAGCAGCTCAAAGCAATGCACGATGCCAGCAATGAGGAGATAGCAGGCATTCTCAAAGACGCGAATGACAGGGGCGCGGACTTTGAATCTGTTTTCAACGGTCTCGGTGTGAATGCGGCGAACGGCTATATAGATGCACTGCGCGGCAAACTTGACGAAGTAAAAGCGGCAGCGCAGGAGCTTGCGGCGGCTACGAGTGAAACGATGGAAACGGAGCTCGACATCAATTCGCCGTCAAAGGTAATGCGCAAGATAGGCGAGTACACAGGCGAGGGCTTCACTCTCGGTATCGAGGACGAGGTGAGCAGCGCTGTAAAGGCTTCCAAAGAACTTGTTGACTCGGTGGTCGGTGCAAGTCAGAGCGCCGTCAAAAGTGCAGAGCTTGCCGTCCCCGACATGAGCGCGGCGACACAGACGATGAAGTCCTACCGTGCGGCGCAGTTGTCATCTGTCGATTTGCAGTCGAGTGCAAACGCAGGCGATACCGCAACGGCAGTCAAGCAGGCTTTGAACGAGATCGTTTCGGGGAATGTGGAGATAGTGACGGAGATGGACGGAGACCGCTTTGCGCGGACGATAGTGCCGAAAATCGACCTGCTGCAAGGTCAGAAACTGATAGAGGTAGAGGGGGGATATGCAAGTGTATAGGCGCAGTGTCACATTCAACAATGTAAACTCCCTTACGGGGTTCGGTGTAGTGATAAACAGTGAAAAGACTATCCTGCCCGACCCTGAACAGCGGTACACATACGATACGGTACCGTTCCATGACGGCGTGTACAACAGCAGCGCGGTCAACGGGCAGACATACTATGAGCCCGTAACGCTGACATACGTTTTCGTTCTGCACGCTTCGAGCCGTG